AGCGTTGCGGCCTCGACGATCGCACCGTGCACACTGTCGATCGCAGTCCAATCGGATGGTTTCTTGATGTAGTCGAGCACGATCGCCGAGGCCTGTGCGATCTTGCGCTCGATGTCGGCGTCGTCGTCGGTGTGATCGACACGCAGATGCGCCTTGGCAACGTCGAGGGTGATCACCATTTGGCCGCCCCCGGTTCACCGATCGCCAGGATAGGCTCGAGGCTGCCATTCTTGCCTGGCGTACCAGGCTTGCCTGGCTCGCCGTCTTTGCCGTTCTTGCCATCGCGGCCGCGCTTGGCGGCGAGCGTCCAGGCTTTCGAGGCATCGCCCGGCCTTTCGTCCGTCTCGAGATTGCAATGCCAGAGCGAACCGGAGAACGTCACCATATCGCCGCGCTGGTAGCGATCGCCCAGGTTGAACACGCCGCGATAGATATGCACCGGAAAGACCAGCGGGAATTCTCTAGCGTCGCCGTTCCTGGCAAAGCGAAACGTCACGGTGCGATCGCCGGCGAGCTCGACGCCCATATCGTCGAAACCGAGCCCGTCCTTGCCGGGCTGTCCGTCCTTGCCAGGATCACCGTCGCGGCCGATCACCAGGCCGAGCGATCGCATGGTGCCGTCCGTGAGCGTCACGACGAGCTCGCCGGCGCGATCGATCATGGCGGCGGCCAGGCCGACACCATCCCGGCCGGGCTGGCCTGGTTCGCCCGGCCGTCCAGGCTCGCCAGGATCGCCCTTGTCGCCTTTCTGGGGTTCCCTATCCTCGAGCGCCCTTAAACGCTCTCCCAGGGCTGCTATGGGCGCGGAAACGGCCTCGAGCACGGCGTCGACCATCGCATTAACGTCAAGCTGCTGTGCCATCGCGCATCCATCCTTCCGCTACCCGCTGCCGGACGATCGCCACGAACGTCTTAGCCGTGTCCGGCTCGAGCTCGTCATCGTCATCGGGCGGCTCGTCTGGCTCGTCCGGCTCGTCCGGCTTTGGCGCGGGATTGCTCGAGGCGAACGGATCGGCCTTCTGGTCGCGCTTGTTGAGCGCCGCCAGGGAGTAATTCTGCTGTTGCAGGTAAGGCGTCTCGCCGCCCTCGACGGGCTTTAGGTCGAACTGCCATCGCGCTTCATTGGGCGACAGGAAACCGGCCTTGATCGCATCCGCCGCTGCCTTGACCTTGGCGGCGGTATCCATGCGCAGCAGCCCCTGGAGATCGAACTCGGTTCCGTAGCGCCTGCCATCCTTCTGCTTGTCCAGGCCGAGGCCTTCGTCGAGGCAGACCTCGAGGTTCTCGATCAGGCTCTGCAGGCATTGCGAATAATATTGCTGGTTCAGCGCCTCGATATTGTTCAGCGTCGGGGCCTCGCCGACGCCGACCATGTAGGGCGGGATGTGGAAACACGAGCAGACGGTTTCGGCCGACCACTTCAACTGATCGATCAATTCGGAATCGACCGCGTTGACGCTCATCGGCTCATATTTCAGGCCATCGCCGAGCACGGCGACCTTGCCGGCATTCTGGCCGCTGTAGTTGGCTTCCCATTTCTCTTTCAGCGTCTGCGCGGTCGTATCGCTGATGGCGCCTGGCGCGATCAGGATGCCGCCTGGCGTCGCACCGTTGGCGAAGAAATTGAGCGAGCTGTTCTGGATTTTGAGCCCCTGCAGGGCCGCCAGGCCGCAGGCATAGACCGGCGTCACGCCGACCAGCGGGTGATAGAGCGGCACCATCAGATCGTGGATGATCTCGCTCGCCGGCGCTGCGACGCGCTGCTCGTCTAGGCCGGCCAGCCAATCTTCGCCGAGCTCGTAATAGACATCGCCGTTTGGCGCGACGAGTGGCTTGACCCGCTGCGGGTCGAGGATGGTCAAGGCGACCACGACGCCGCGCTGGTCGCGCTCCTTCAGCACATAGGTATTGCCGTGCGTTAGCTTCGAGACGATCCATTGCTCGAAGAATTTTACCCGCGTCTGGAAGTGGTTCGGCTTGCGCAAGACGGGCGAGAACGCCGGGCTTTCGATCTCAGACCAGATGCCGAAATTGTCTTGCTCCATCAGCTTGACGCGCAGCTTGCCGATATCGGACGCGATCAGCGTGACGCAGGCGAAAACGGTCGGGAACGACAGCACGTCTTGCAATCGAATTTCATCGTTGCGCTGCCACGCGCCAGGATAGTGATCGCGCACCAGGATCGGCCACCAGCCGCGACCAGATCCGTAGCCGCCCCAGGTCGCCACCGGAGCCGCCGGCTGTGTGCTGGTCGGTCGAGCGCGCTCGATCGTCAAGCCGAGGAATGGGATATGCATCTATTCGTCTTCCGCCTTGGTGCGGCGGGTCTTGTAGGTCCGTTTGCCGCCTTGTTTGCTTTCGGGCTTGGGCTCTGCTGCAGCGGCCGTGGTCGTCGGCTTCACCTCGGTGCTTTTCTCGTCTGCGCGACGAGCTCGACCGAGCGACACCAACGTGCCGGCATAGCGCTCGTCGGCCTCAAAGGCTTCGTTGGCCTGGATGACTCTGCCGTCGAACGTGTGCGGCTTCGTCGCGATCATTTTGACCATCATTTTGATCCCTTCCGAAAAAGAGGCGGCTCCGTTGCCAGAGCCGCCAGGTGCCACGGATCAAGGTGTTTCGACGCCCGTGTAATTCGCGCCGGTGATATAGGCGACCGCCTCGGGGCGACGACGCCGCCAGGTGATCCAGCGCTCGGCACGAATGCCGACGCAGTTGTTCTGCCAGAGGCTGAACGTCGCCGGGTTGGCGGCGACAGGCGCGCTGTCCATCTGCAGCGTCGCCTCGCGAGAGGCGTCGATCGTGACGCCTCCGTCATCCGCCAGCAGGATTTCGTTCGGCAGAATCTGCGCCAGGATGCCGGCCGGCACTGCCTGCGAAGTCACCATCACTTTGCGGTTGAGCACATCGCCCGTCTGCAAGCTGGCGAATTCCGGCTGGCCGAGCGGGTTCTGCAGTGCCGCAAGCTGCTGCGCGATGATCTCGGTCGTGACGTACACGCTCGTGCTCATGCCCAGGTTTGCGGTCGTGAAGGCAGCCGCCAGGGCCGCCAGGTCGGCTTTCGCGTCAGCCGCGCTGGTGCCGCCGGACGGAATGCCGGCAACGCCATTCAGGATCGACGCCGGCGAAACGCTCGCCACCGCCGCATTTGCAGGATCGATGAATTCGACATCGAGGAACTGCGCGATCTGCGCCACCAAATCCTGGCGCACGATCGCCTCGGCCGAAGGCGTCGACAGACGGACGAGCTCTTCCGACAACACCACGATGCCGGCAACCTTGTTGACCTCGAGCGAGATCATGACGAACTTCAGTTCGCCGACCGGCTTGGGCTGCGCCTCGCCGACCCAGTTGACCAGCGAGCCCTGCGTCTGCACCGGAATCTTGACGTTGAACGGTACCCTGCGCAGGCCTGGGATACGGCCGATGATCGTCGCCGGCCGCAAGAGTTCGATGAACTCGTCGGCCATCGTCCGATACTGGACAAGCGGGGCTGCCCAATCTGCATCGGTCGTGGTGCCGGCAGCCACCGCCGCGCGCAGCACGATCTCAACCTCTGGCGTCGAGTCGTGCCATTTCTTGGCGATCTCTGCCGCCTCGAGGCGGTTGCCTCGAGCCTGGGCCAACGCCATCACAAAGCGCGTGAAGGCGGTTCCCTTGGGCAGTTCCTGGCGTACCTGGATGATGCCGGCGCGGGCTTCCGAACCACGTTCCGGCGTCGCGGCGATGATCGGCCTGGCGGCCGAACGGTTGACTTTCTCGAGCGCTTCCAGCCGCTTCAAGTCGGAATCGATCGCCTCGACTTCCCTTTCGAGCGTGTCGAATTCTTCCTGTTCGGCCTCGTCGGTCGAGCGGCCATCATCGGCCGTCTTCTGCATGATCTGCGTCATGCGCTCGGTCTTCGCGGCCTTCGAATCCTGGAAGGCCTTAATCTGATCGGCCAGCGTCCTCATGGCGCTGCCCTCCTTCGCTTTCGGGGTTAGGCCCGCAGCGCCGGGCAGATAGACGATGGCGCGATGCTCACGGCCGGACGCGGCCCGCAGCGCTTCGTCGATAGATTTGATCTGCGTGATGGTGGCGTCGGCGTTGGCCGGGATCGTCACCAGCGAGAGCTCGAGGACTTCCGACCGCAGGAAGCGCATCGCGCCCCATGGGTCTTTCGGATCGATCGGTTCGTGCTCGAGCACACGAAAGCCGATCGAGACGGCGCGCACCAGATTGGCCTTTAGGTGCTGCCAGGCATTGTCCAGGCGATCGCGCAGCGTTCCCGGCTCGTCGATCTGAGCGAGCTCGGCGCGAAACGTGATGCCCTTTCTCGTTGGCTTGTCGAACCAGACATGGCCGACAGGCTGGTCGCTCTTGTGCTGCCACAGGAGCGGCAGCGGGGCGGCG